TGATACACTACAGAATGCTACCGGCGGTGCTAATACTGCCTGTGGTCAAGGCGCACTTAATGGAGTTGTCGCAGGAATATATAATACGGGGTTAGGAATTTCTGCTGGTAATGCGATTACTTCAGGTGATAATAACCTTTGCTTGGGTAGAGATGCAGGAATTGCAAGTTCTCCGGGCGGTGCTGTTACTACAGGCGACAACCAAATTTGTCTCGGCGATGAAAATATTACTCATGCACATATCCAAGTAGATTGGACAGTTGCATCTGATGGTAGAGATAAGACAGATATTTCAGAGTTAAATTCTGGATTAAGTTTTGTCAATCAATTGAAGCCTGTCACTTATCGCTGGGATAAACGCAGTAACTACAGCAAGGATCAAGATATTACTCCTGATGGGCAATATAAGAGTGAGCAACTCGATGTAGGATTTCTCGCTCAAGATGTAAGTGAGCTTGAGAAAGATTATGGATTTAGTAATGAAGAAAAAAGTAATTTGATTTCCAGTCTTAGTGAAGATGGAAAAATGTATGGGCTTAAATATAATAAATTTGTACCTATGCTGGTTAACGCTGTGCAAGAACTTTCTGCGGAAGTAGAAGCCCTTAAATCCAAATTAGAGGATAAGTAAATGGCTGTTACAAAGGCGTTAATCAAAACAATTCCTTATGTCAAGTCTAGTAAAGTTGAGAAATGGGATTTACAGATGAAGTACGAGAATGATAGCGAAGGTGATTCTACTTACTACACAAGCACTTTTGGTCATACCGCAGTTGCAGACGATGGGGATTTCAGCAAAGCAGCTAAAGGCACGTTCAGCAATGCAGATTTAGTCGCTCTTTGTCCTGTTTCACATTGGGATGTCATCTTTGCGAGCCAAGTAGCTTCAGTTATTACCAGTCCTGTAGTACAGCCAGTTCCTGATACATCTTTTGCAGTGCCGTCATGACAAAAAATGTTTGGAATGTTCAAGATATCGACAAAAAAGTTGTTAATTAAGAGGTGAACAATGTTTGATTTTATTATTACACTTGTATCGATTGTCACGGGTATTGTATTTCTTGCCAGCTTTCTTGCTGCTGTGACACCAACACCCAAGGATGATGCGTGGGTTGGTAAATTATATAAACTGATTGATATTCTGGCGCTGAATATCTGGAATGCAAAAAGATGAAAAACAACCGACAGAGGAATGAGTAAATTGACAGAAATGTTACGTCGGCATGAAGGCGTGAAAAGTCACGCTTATTTGTGCAGTCAGAACTTCACGACTATCGGCGTGGGCAGGAATATCGATGCCGGTGATAATGGTCGTGCAAGAGGATTGGGGTTGTCGGATGACGAGGTTGATTATTTGTTACAGAACGATATTGATCGAGTGATGCAAGAACTGGATGGTGAATATGCGTGGTTTGCAGGACTGAATCAAGCACGCTCCGATGCGATGGTCGATATCAGCTTTAATCTTGGACAGACAAGGTTGAGAGGGTTCAGAAAGGCATTGGAGGCGATGGAATCAGGTGACTGGGAAGAGGCTGGCAAGCAATTTCTTGATAGTCGGTGGGCTAGTCAGGTTGGTAACAGGGCTAAGGAATTGGCAGAAATAATTCGGACAGGTGAGTATCTGAATTAGTTTTTTTATATAGGAGATAGATATGGGTATGGCTCGTCCGAATCAAGCATTTCAAGGAGGGGTTGGAGGAGGCGGATTTAGACAGCCTCAACAGTTCCAGGGTAGTCCTAACAAGGGCGGTGGCACGGCAGGTCAGCAAGCACCGTTTGGTGGTCAGTCGTCTTATGGAACACAAACAGGATGGGGGCAGCCTCAGCAACAGCAGGCGACTCATCCATTTCAAGGATTTCAAGCGCCACAATATTCCGGAGTACAAGGTGGCGGATTTGGACAGCCTCAACAACAGTTTCAGGGCGGCCCCAGTAAGGGTGGTGGAGGTCTTTTGGGAAATGTTCCGACAGCACCCTGGCAGGCTGCTCCAGCAATGGGTGCGTTACCTGATCTTGACAGGTTAGGGGCGGGGATTCCGCCTTTGCAAACGGCAAATTTGTATAACCAGATGCGTATTGGGGCAGCACCAGCAATAGCTCCGCCACCATTGGCACCTTGGCAGACTTCTTTACCGGTTGATGCGTTAGGTGGGTATGACAGAATGCCTACGCGAGAATTCTCGTTGCCAGTAATTCAGCCACCAGCACCGATACCAGAAAATATTGCTCCTATAGTTCCACCAGCAATAGCTCCACTAGCATTGGCACCTTTGCCATCTGCTCCGCCAGTAATACCTCCGCTAGATCGAACGCTTCCCTCAGGTTTTGATCCGAGAATACCTCCGCTAGATCGAACGCCTCCACCAATGTGGACTCCAGCGATGGGCCAATATATGGCTCCGCTAGATCGAATTCCTGAATTCGACGAACCTGATTTTCAGGCGCGGGAGCAGAGGTTAGAAGGAGATGTGTTGGGTCGAGAGCCACTAATTGATAGACGGATAGCAGAAGAACCATTATCTGAGAGAGAGGAGGCTAATCGTCAGGCACGAGAAGCCTCCCTTGCTAAAAGGATTGGCATAACTGGTAAACAGTATGCCGATCAAGTTGAAAGGGAGAGGGCAGATCGGGGGTTGGCTCCAAATCTTCCTGTTTTAGGAGTACCGGTTGATGTCGGGTTAGAAGAATATGGTGGCCTAGAAAGAGATGATGCTCGTCGTCAGATGGAAAGGGATATGGAAATGGATATGGAAATGGATATGGCAAGAGATGCTTCCCGCCGTCAGGCACGAGATCAGCAGAAGCGATTGGCATTTGAGCAACAATTAGGTCAACGAGGTGGTCCAATCGGATGGCAGCAAGCATTAGGTGCAGGACTCGGTGTGATTAGACCCCAGATGAGAAGACCAATCCCTGTTCCGCGTACTCCAATGGTCCGTAAGCCGATTCGGTAAGGGAATTGAGGGTAAGATTATGAGCAAGGGTGGCGTTGGAGGAGGTCAGCAAACACCGTTTGGTGGTCAATCTCAATCGTTTTACCATCAGAGACCGCCTTCTTTCAGATCTCCCGGACCGATAAGGCCACCCTATTTTAGAGATCCGCCTGTGTGGGGGCCGCCTCCTTTCAGACCTCCCATGAGAAGTCCGGGCAAGGGTGGTCAATCTCCGTGGTCACCTGCAACCAATCCTATTTTTATGCCTGGTTCATCTTACAGACAGCCTTGGATTCCCGGTGGTTATGGTCAGATGCAGTATTCACCGCAGCGATTTAGTGGCTACGGTGCTCTGCCTGACATGAGTTATCCGAGTCCCATCAGACCTAGAGATCGATTTGCCTATAATCCGCCTGAAGATCGAGCTTATTTGTACGGATCGACTCCACCGCAGCAGCAGCAACAAGCTGAAGCTCAAGCTGAAAGCCAAGCTGATCAAACTGAAGGCCAAGCTGGTCAAACTGAAAGCCAAGCTGGTCAAACCGAACAAACGGCAATCCCGCAAAATCAGACTTTTCAGATTCCCAGATATGGAGTAAGCAGTGGGAGTAGATATTTTAATCAGGTCAGACCCAATTATGGGAATCAATTTGGTAATTACTCTCTGGGAAATTATGGTCAAGCCATTGACCTGGCCGCTAATGGCGGGATAGTTGGAATTCCCAGAGGGAGGATGCGTTAACGATGCCACTGCGTAAATTACAATTTCAGCCGGGAGTTAATAAAGAAGGTACTGAATATAGTGCAGGCTCTGGTTGGTTTGACTCGGATAAAGTTCGTTTCAGAAAGGGACGCCCTGAAAAGATAGGTGGCTGGGAGAAGTTTTCTGCCAGTGCTTTTCTTGGTGTGTCCCGGTCGATACATGACTGGTCTGATTTGGAATCTACAAAGTTTTTGGGTATTGGTACGCATTTGAAACTGTATGTTGCGGAAGGAACGAGTTTTTATGATGTAACGCCTATTCGTTCAACAACTTCGGCAGGAGATGTCACATTTGCAGCCACTGATGGCTCATCCACTATTACTGCCACCGATTCGTCGCATGGAGCAAGAGTTAATGATTTTGTCACATTTTCCGGCGCAGCAAGTTTAGGCGGCTTGGTTATAGCAGATGCATTGAATCAGGAATACCAGATTGCCACAGTTCCAAGCACCAGCACCTATACCTTCGCAGCCAAAGATACTTCAGGCGATGAAATTATTGCGAATTCAAGTGATTCAGGCAATGGCGGATCGTCTGTCGTTGGCGCGTATCAGATCAATACCGGGCTGAATGCCTTTGTGGATGGTACAGGCTGGGGTGCTAATGCTTGGGGTGAAGGGACATTTGGCAGTTCCAGCAGTGTTACCAGTGGTAATCAATTGCGTCTTTGGAGTCAGGATAATTTTGGAGAAGATTTAATTGCCAATGTTCGTGGCGGTGGCGTTTATTATTGGGATACCAGCAGCGGTACTGGCACAAGAGCCGTCGATATCAGTACGATTAGTGGTGCTTCTGCTACACCTACCGTGGCATTGCAAATTATGATTTCTGATGTGGATCAGCATGTTATTTGCTTTGGTGTAAATGATATCGGCTCAAGCGTTATCGATCCATTGTTGGTTCGCTGGTCAGATCAGGAATCAGCAGCAGACTGGACACCAACGGCGATCAATACCGCTGGCGGTGTACGAATTAATGAAGGATCAAAGATTATCGGTGCGTTGCAGACCCGACAGGAAATCCTGATTTGGACGGATACCAGTATCCATTCAATGCGATTTATAGGATCACCATTTATTTTTCAGTTTAATTTATTGAGCCATAATATCTCGATGATCTCTCCGAACGCAGCAGCTAATGCCCGTGGTTCTGTGTATTTCATGGATAGGGGTGGGTTCTTTGTGTACAACGGTGCAGTCCAGCCGGTGTCTTGTTCAGTCAAGGATCATGTATTTTCCAATATTAATTTGAGTCAGGGATACAAGGTTTATGCAGCGACCAATGTGGATTTCTCTGAAGTCACTTGGTATTACCCCGTCGGCGAAGGAAATACCGATATCACCAACTATGTAACTTTTAATTACGCGGAGAATGTATGGTCGGTGGGTACTTTGGTGAGAGGAATGTGGATTGAGGCCGGGACACGGAATTATCCCCTTGCCAGTACGGTTATCACTTCTGATGATAATAATTATATATACAGGCACGAGACCGGTTACGACGATGACGGCTCTGCGATGACAGCCTATATCGAATCTGGTGATGTGGAACTGGATGAGGGTGGAAGATTTATGTTCCTGAGTCGGATGATTCCGGATTTCAGGTTCAGTGGTGATACTGGAAGTGCATCTATGGATGTCATTATCAAGGGTAAACGGTTTCCGCTGGAGAGCCTTTCGACGCTGGCGACAGCGACAGTTACAAGTAGTACCGAGCAGAATTTCTTACGCACCAGAGCGAGAGAGTCGGTTGTAAGGGTAGAAAGCAGCGGTTTGGGGTTTGGCTGGCGTTTGGGTGATTTGCGGTTTGAAATGCGACAGGATGGGAGACGCTGATGGCTTCATTACGAACAAATCCATTACCTTCGCCTGGCGAGGAATATGACAGTGAAAATGAACAAACTATGCGCAGAACTGTTGAATTTGCATTACAGAATATTGAGAACGATGTGTTGTTAGCTAAGACTCAGGCTGATAAGGATGGCTCTTTGGCAATGCGACGATTTCAGTTCTTGTTGATGGGGGCTTCGTGAGTGATATTATTAAGGTACTGGGGCAGCTTGATGCAGCAGCAACGACACAAGAGACCCTGTACACGGTTCCTGACCTTACGCAGACCACGGTTAGTTCGTTTCTGGCTTGTAACAGGACCGGAAGCGCCATCACGTTCAGACTGCGTATCAATGTTGCTGGTGCCGGCGATGATGATAAGCAGTTTCTTTACTATGGCAAGTCTGTTGCAGCGAATACGACTTTCACAGCGGTTATTGGCATGTGTTTAGGTCAGGCAGATGTTATGAAGACATATGCCAGTTCTGCAAATATGAGTTTTACTTTATTTGGGGTAGAAACAAAATAGGATTTTATGATGAATAATTATGCACCCTTACAGGGAGTGGCTGAGAATTTAGCTCAACACGGACGGTATGGAGATTCCATGCTGGTTCATATGAATCCGATTGAGCTTCAGGGTATTGCAGCGTTATCTCCAACTGGACAATTAACCATTAATCCAGTCACAGGCCAGCAGGAGGCTTTTCTGCCCTTCTTGGCTCCGATATTGGGAAGCATGTTGGGCACCGCTGCTCTTAGTTCATTGCCTGCATGGGCTGCTGGTGCGATTGGATCAGGTCTTGCCACTTGGGCGACAACAGGATCTTTTAAGAAAGGCTTGACGTCCGGTATTTTGGGCGCAGGGCTTGGTAAGATTTTCGGTGCTGGTGCTGGTGCTGATGTTGCTAAAGGTGCTGATCCAGCTATTAAATTTGCGGGTTCAACACCAATTGGTATGGAAGGTATAGGGCAACAGGCTGTTGCTGCTACTGCTCCATCTACTTTCGGGCAAAGGCTTGCTGCTCCTTTTACGACTGAAGGCTTTAAAGCAATGGGGACAGAGGCTTTAAAGGCTGGGACTTTATTACCAATGCAGATAGGGTCTGCAGGACTTGCTCAGATCGATTTCAATGAATCGATGGAGAGATTG